AGTGACCTGTCTTTGTTAACAGGTCTTTTTCTACTGCCTCGCGGTGTTCTCTTATGAATTGCGCGAGGCCTCTGATTCCCCCAGCTTCGACGCGCCCTCGCTCATGGCGTACGCGTTAAAGATTTCGTAGTACTCCATGTCCGCGATATTCTTTTTTTCAAGCTCCGGGCAATGGTCCAGGATAAACTTCCGGATTTTCGGGCCCTGTTTGGAGATCTTCGTCTCGTCGCCCAGGTCCGCCATGATCTGCGCCTCTTCATATCCGAGGGATTTCAGCGGCGGCAGCTCGTAGACCTTTTCCGGTTCGTTTTCAAGCGCAAACCGGAATACTTTCGGTTTCTTCAGGGTAAAGTTAACAGTTTCGTTTGCCATGGTGTTTCAACTCCTTTTTATTGATACCAGCCCGGGCCGGAAGTCCGGCCCGGGCGCGTGGTTCCTGTTTTAGACAACCTGGCCGTCGTCGGTCCGGAAGGTCCAGGCGTCGGCGCTGATGGTGGCCGGCCAACTGATCGGGGACCCGGGCGCAAAGGAAATATCATCCAGGTTGGTGATAAAGCCCTTCGTGGTCCCGAGCATGAACGTGTCGTCGCCGTCTTTCATCAGGAAAAGGAAGGCGGCCTCGTCGGACATAACGCCCTCTTTAACCTCGACGGATTCCACCTTGCCGTGGTCCGCGGTGGCTGCGACTTCGGTCACGTTCCCCGCGCCGAAAATGGTCTGCAGGACCTTCTTCGTGGTGGAAATGATCGTGCCGGCGACGGTCTTGTCGTCTTGCGACTGAAGCATCCGGCGGATGCTGTTGGACCAGTCCTTCAGCGCTTCAGCGCTCCGGCCGTGGTGCCAGGTGATGCCGTCCTGGGAGATGTAGCCGACCTCTTCCCAGTCTGCGGCCAGTTCTTCGGAAGGATAGGCCGGGAGAGCCGTTCCCGCCGGTGCGGTGAAAAACATGCCCGTCGCCATGCCGGCGCCGAGGTTTACATCGTTACTTGCCATGGTAGTGTTCCTCCTTAAATTGTTATTGTTTCTTGATGTACCACGACGGAGATTTGCGCCGAGTACATAGCAAGGTCCGGCCGCACTGGATCGGATCCCCAGTTGCCGGAAGAATTGACAACGATATGCCGCAGCGGCGTTGTCTGTTCTTCGGTGACTTTCCGGAGGATTCCGAGAGCGTTCCGGAGTGTTTCGTTTGCGTCGGCGGCCTCCTTTGCGCGCGCGTCCAGGGTGACATTGAACGTGTCGACCTGGCCCTCAACGTCGGAGCCGCCTATTTGGGTTATCAGGATACAAGGCAGAGAGTAGTTGGCCGGCAGCGGCCGGCAGTATGCGGTCATGTAGTTTTTTAAGGCTTTCCGGATTTCGTCTTCGATATCCACGGACCGCCGGATTGTTACGCTCATGAACCGATCACCGCCTCGCTCAATGCCTTGTCTTCGGATTCCGCCTGCGCGCTTTTCTTGTCTGAAGAATAGACAAAAGCCAGCGCGCGCTGGCTGCCGTATGCCCGCCCGACACGGGAGCCGGACCAAAAGCCCGAGCCTCCGCGCGTGTTGTTCGCGTTTGCGCGTTCGCGGATGGCCGCGGCCGCGCTCTGAACGGCGCTCATTGTTCCGGCCGAGGTCAGGATTTGTTCAAAGCCCTCCGAAAAAAATTCTATTTCGACTTGCTTTGCCATTATCCCGCCCACCTTTCGATGGCCGCCTGAAGGCTGGAAACTCTGCCGGTTGGCGAGTTCCATTGCCGCGGCTCGCCGATGATCTGGAAGTCTTGCCCGTTCCATGTCAGCTTGTCGCCGGCCTTCACGTCGGACCCCGGTGGAAAAAATACGGTATAGCCTTCAGTCAGGCCCAGCACCCGGCCGTCTTGTGACAGGGTGGTCTGTGCCGGTTGTACGGAACAACCGGAGATTTTCAGGACGTTTGGTTGGGACCAGTCCGGAATGGTTGAGCCGCGGCTTTCTTTCGTTCCCGGCCGGATCCGTGTTACTTCGTCGTTCGCCCATGATGGCAGCATATCAAAACACCTCCAGCAGGCGATACGCCGCGAGGACTTCCTTGTTGTCGTCGGCCAGGGCCGTCGACCTTGCGGAATTGATCCAGTTTGCGGAATACGTGACGGATACGCCGCCGGCGGATTCAGCCTGTACGCCTGCCGGCGAAACCAGGGCGTGTGTCACGCGGTGCGCGATCAGCTCTTTGATTGCATCCATCAGTCCGTCCGGAAGGCCTGCCGTATACGCCACAAGCACCTCGGTTTTCCTGGTGACTTTGTGCGGGTATACGTCGAAAAGCCGCAGGAGGCCGTTCGGCTCGAAAGAGAAGTCCGTCCATGCTTCGCCGTCAATCTTCACGGATGAAACGCCGGAGACGTGCGCGGCCGGGAGCTGGATCAAAATGTCCGCGCCGGCGCGCTTTGCCCGTCCGTTTCCGTTCAGCAGGCGTTCCGAGAAAGAGCAGGCCTGCGCCGGGTACATGTGCCAGCCGCAATAATTCCGGATGGCAAGGGACGCGGCGGCAATGTTGCCCGGGATCCGCGTGTCGCCTGCGTACTTGTTCGCCGTGAGCGTGTTGAAGTCTTCCGGAGACAGCATGGCCTGCAATGCGTCCGCGTCCGTGATGGTATAGCCCCACGTGGTCAGCAGACTCATTTCGACCCCGCCTTCCGTCTCTTGTTCGCCGGTTTCGGCGCGGCCTTATTGGCCGGCACCTCCGCCTTTTCCAGCGTTTCCGCCGGTTTGGTCGTTACTGCTTCCTCGGACGGCTTGACCTTCTTAAACTCGACGGCCCCGGCAGGCTGGCTGCCTTCCTCGTACTGGTACTGTTTCCCCTTGATAATGTAGTATTTAAGCATCGGTTTTCACCGCCTTTCGAAAGCGGGGAGGGTTTACGCCCTCCCCTTTAATCGTTATCAGGAGCCCTTTACGAGCTTCTTGAAGCCCTTTGGACGACGGACAGCCAGGGCCAGCCGCTCTTCCGCGCGGATGGTGACCAGGTTCTTCACAAAGTCGTCCTCGTTGGTGTTCGTCATTTCGACGGACACGCCGCCGCGGCTCACGACGGAGGCGCAGGTCTTGAAGGCGCCGACGATGATGGTTCCGGCCGCGGTCGCGGTCGTCACGCACACCGGGATGCCCCAAAGGTTCGGGATGTTCTGCGCGCCAAAGAATCCGCCGCCGTAGTATTCGTCGTTGCCATTCTTCGCGATCCGCAGGTTGTACCAGTCGGTCGGATGAATGACAATCACGTCGGCAGCGAATCCGGACTGCGCTTCAACGTCCATAGCGGCGTCGAGGATCAGTTCGGCAACGTCGGTCGCCGTGCTGGAGCTGTCCCAGGTGGACGTGTCGGCCTGAATCCCGGAGGTTCCGAGCAGGTCCGTGATCAGGGTGTTCTGCTCAACGAGACCCAGCTCATAGAGCAGGCGGCCGTTGATTGCGGAGGCCAGGAAGGGATAATCGGCGATGTACTCGTCGCTTTCCTTGATGTGGCAGGCAATCTTTTTCAGGGAGACGGTCTTCGGGGTCGGGTCCGCAAAGTGGATCTGCGGCTTTTCGTCGCCTTCGTCGGTCTCGTCCGGCGCGCCTTCCATAGCGCCCTCCACCAGGTACACCAGGGTGGACCCGGAGATGGTTTCAGCGCCGAAAAGGTCACGAACGACAAGCGCGGTCCGCGGTGCGGTCACGACGTTCTTGTCGTAGGTCGTCGCAAAGTCAACCGCACCGGAAGGGGACAGCACGGGATCTGACGCAGCCTTGAAGGCCGGGGCCACAACGTCGAAGCGCTTTCCGGCGATGGGGTTCGCCTTCAGGTGCTCGACAAAGTTCTCGCCCAGGCTCTTCGCGGGTTTCGCGTCGGCGTCTTCCTTGTCGTCCTTCTGGCCGATCAGGCGCAGCAGGCCGGCCTTCTTTTCGGCGTCCGCGATGGCCGCCTGGGTGGTTTCGATTTCACCGCGGAGCTTTTCGCCTTCCGCGATGGCGTCCTTGTCGTCCGCTTCGATGCGGTCCTTCAAGGCGGCCAGTTTGGCCTTCAGTTCTTCCAGCTTCTTTTTCATGGGTTTTGTCCTCTCTTTCTTAAATGTTTTTGATAAAGTCCAGGAGCGCCTCTTTCTTCGGGTTGCTTCCCTTCCGGTCCTTTGCTCCCGCATTGCCTTCCGGGTCGTCCTCCCCGCCTTCGGGGTCTCCTTCTTCAATCTCGCCCAGGACTTCCTGGAGGAGTTTGATTGCCTCTTTGAGCTTGTCCTCGTCGGCCTTACTATTCCGGCGGCCGGACTTCACGTCCACCACGCCGGCGTCGTCGTTCGCCGGGACCGTAACCGCGGAGATTTCGTACAGGTCCAGCTCCCGCAGCTCGTTTGCCTTGCTATTGTCGTCCAGGGTGACCACCCCGGCTTCCTTCACGTCGTACGCGAAGGAGAATTTCCGCAGGCGGCCGTCCTTGTAAAGCTGCCGGACCTTTTGTGCCTGTTCCGTGTCGTCAAAGGTCGCCACAAAGTGCAGGCCCTTTTCGTCTTCGTCGGCCTCCGCGGTACCGATGAAGGAGTCCAGGTTGTCTATCTGGTGTGACCAAATAAACGGGATACCCTTGCCGCCGTTCCAGCGCTCTTTCAGCGTTTTCGTGAAGGCGCCCTTGGCTACCACGTCGCCCCAGCTATCCGCCTTGCGGATCCATGTGGAGGCGTAGCCCTCAATGCTTCCGGTGCCTTCGTCCTTATACTGGACATTAAACTCTTTCGTTTTCATGCTTCCGCCTTTCTTTCCCGCGTACCATCCCTCGATGGCGAGGAAAATGTTCTTCGGTCTTCCGTCGCGCTTCGCGCGCTCGATGCAGGTTTCTTTCCCGGGGTCAATCTCGACGATTTCCGCGCCGAGGCTTTCGTATTCTTTCCGGAGTTCTTCCGAAAGTCTGGACTGAATGATCCACGATTCCGCCTTCGGGTTGTTCGTCGCCGCTTTGATGGCTGCCGCCCGCGCCTTCTGTGTCGCCCGCTGGACAATGCCGACCGGGTTCCATTTCTCCGCACATCCGAGCGTCATGGCCAGCTCGTCATAATCCACAATCAGGTCTCCGCGCTTTGCATGTTTCCCGATGTATGTGGATTTACCGCCGCAAGGCGGGCCGGTGATAATGTGAATCATTCGCTCACCCCTCTACAACAATTATCCGGGTTGTGCAGTTACAACCGCATGACTCGTCCGCGTCGAGGCTGTCGTCTCCTGGCCAGTCCGCGCCGTTGGAAAAAAGCTCGTCAATCAGGACCGTTTCGCCGTCCATGGCCGCATGGCTCGCGCGCGCGTTCGGTCCGGCTTCCCAAACCTTGTAAACCTTTTTTCGGGATCCCTGGTCGGATGCCTGCCTGCTCGCTTCCTCCGTCCCCCAGCCGGCGACGGTCTTTGCGAGCATGGCCCCGAGAAGCGTCGAGTCGTTGTCGGAGCGCTTTTCCATTTCATGCGCTGCGAGCTCTTCCGGATCTTCTTCGTCCTCCGCGTCGTCCATGGCCGCCTGGACCTTCTTCCGGGTTTCGTCGTTTATAACCTCCGCCCGGGCTTCCGAAAGTTTCCTGAGGTAGGCTGTCGTCTTTTCCGCGATATACTCCGCGCCGATGGCCGCCGCGGTCTTTTCCCCGTGCGCGGTGGCTATCTCGCCCAGGACCGGTTCCAGGTCGTCCGCGAGCTCTTTGTCCCACCTGTCCGCGTTCCACCATTCCGCGTCGGCGCCCAGCTTCGGGAGGATGCTGTTGGCCTGCCGCTTGAAAAACTTTTCAAGCACGGCCGCCGCGGCGTCCTGTTCCTTCTCGGTGACTTTCGCGTCGATCTCGGTTTCCTCCGCCTCTTTCTTCCTGGGTAACTGTCGAACGTGCTGATGCTTGCAGGCTTTCCCGGATACGTGGCCG